CTCAATTGTCATAAAACCTCACGTCAAGGTACAGGCGCTGGAAGTCATCCAGGCGCAGCCAGCGGGGGCCGATGCGTGAGCCGGTTTCAAGCACGGCCAGCCTCCCGTCGGCTTCCACCACCACGCCAACGTGGTGGCACAGCAGGCCGCGCCACACCGTGGCAATGGCCCCTGGTGCAGGCGTTTGCACCGGGCGGAACTGCCGGGCCGCAATCACGCTGATGGCGGCCTCGGTCAGCTCGCGCTTGGCCGTGGGCGACACCGCGCCAAAGCTGGGAAGCGTGTCGCCGCGCAATGTCTGGCGCACCAGGCGCACCAGGCCCCAGCAGTCGCACCCGGCAAGGTCGCGCCCGTATGGGCGGTAGGGCACGGCCAGCAGCTGGTGCAGGTGATCAGCGGCGGTCATGCAAAGTACCTCAAGCCCGGCGCAAAGTCGGGTGTGTAGAAGTGGCGGGGCCAGGCGGTGTTCACCATGTCAAAAAACGCGGCGTTCACTTGCAGGGTGGCCCCTTCCATCGTGCCGTCGCGCACCACAAACTTCAGCGGCTGTTCAGCGGGAGCTGTTTTGTCGGTGCTGAGGTAGTGCCTGAATGTCAGGCGCACCAGCGCCCCGGCTTCCAGCGCGGTGTCGATGAGGCGCTGGGCTTCGCCGGTCACGTTGTCAATGGCGAATGTGAGGATCTGCGTGCCGCTGGTGTTGCGCTTGGGCAGGGCCACCTGTATGCCGCTGGGCTGGAAGGTGAGCGTGCGGGCATCCTCGGTAACGCAGGTGTGGGCCTCAAACCCGTTGCACAGCAGCAGGGGCGCGGCCCAGGCGGTGCAGGTGATTTCCAGCGTGGGGATGATCACCTCTGGCCCGGCGCTGGCAAACAGGCGTTGCAGTACGGTCATGGTGTGGGCAGCTCCGCAATGGCCGCGTCCAGCAGGTCAGCGCCCATGATCCAGTCGGGGTAAGCCAGCCAGTCGGCAGCAAAGGTTTCGCGCTCTTTGATCTCAAGCTGCGCGGCAAAGCGCCAGTGCCGCACGCCCACCAGCTCGGGGCCGGTGTACATGCCGGTGAACCGGCACTCGTAGGGCTTGAGGCCGGTTGGGGTCATCAGGCGGGCGTTGAACCATTCCGCGCCGTCAGCCAGGCCGTGGCGGTAAAAGGTCTCGAACAGGCGGGCCTGGCCGTCGCTGAGCGTCCAGCTCACGCTGGCCATGCTGGGCACACTGGTGTAGGCGCGGCGCTGGCGGGCGCGGCCCGTTTGCAGCTGGGTGCGCACCAGCGTGTCGGCATGCTGCACGCCGTAGCCGCTGCGCAGGGGCGCGGGCAGCTGAGTGGGGTAGTTGATGGTGGCCATGTGGATCAGTACCCCCGGCGGCTGAGGCCGAATGCTTGTTTCATGGCGCGGGCGCGTGGGCCATCGCCCATGATGTCTGCCACAAACACATCGACCTCGCGTGCGCCGTTGTTGTTGCGCTCATCGGTTTGCCCGGCGCGTTGCTTGTTTTCAATCACGTTGATGGTGACCCCGCCACCGCCCAGCTTGTGGTTGGGCACGATGGCCCCGCTGGTGTTGGGCACAAACAGTTCGGCCCCGCGCTCGCCCACCAGGTAAGGGGTGTCGCCCATGACCGGGCCGCCCGATGCGCGGGCACCGGCAGCGGCTGCACTCAGGCCCGCGATGGTGGCCGCCATTGGCGCAGTGACGGCCAGGGCCGCAGCCATTGCAGCAGGGGCCATCACGGGGCCAACGATGGGGATAGCGGCTGTGGCGGCAAAGGCATTGAGGCCCGCCATCGTGGACATGGACTGGGCTTCCAGCGCGGTGGCGGTGGCGGCGGTGGCGGCGGTGGTTTTGCCCACCAGCATTTGCACAGCCTGGTATGCCAGCCACTGCGCGGCCATCTGCCCCAGCGAGTTGACCACGGCCCGGAGCATGCCTTCAGCCAGGCCGCTGACGGCATCGCCCATGGTTTCGCTGTCAAAAATCACGGCCTCGAACGCGCTGCCAAAGCGGCTGCTGAACGTATCGGCCACGCTGGCGGCCAGGGTGTCGAAGTTGCCCAGGGCACCTTCGGCGGATTTCAGCCACTCTTCCCAGTAGCCGCCCTTTTCTTCGCCACCCGTGCCCAGGGCGCGGTGGACTGCCTCGCTGAACTTGTCGGCGGTGATCGTGCCGGACTCAAGCGCTTTGGCCAGCAGCGCCATGTCTTCGCGTTGCTTTTCCAGGGCGCTGTCGGTCAGCAGGGCATTTAGGCGGGCCTGTTCGTCTGCCACCTTTTCCGCCTGGATGGCGTATTCGCCCGCATCCGCAATGGCCACCTTCCAGGTATCGGGCATGGCCAAAAATTCGGATGATCCAAACAGGTCAACCAAGGCGCTCTGTGTGGCCGTCAGCTCTTGCCCGCTCATCACGGCGCTGAGCTGGGCCTTGTTGATGGCCTCCATCGTGGCGGCGTAGGCCTTGGCCGAATCGGCCAGGGGGTCGGTGTAAGCTTCTTTTTTTTCTTTTGGCTCTTTTGGTGGCTTCGCGTTGGGTCTTGTCCAGGGCTTTCCGCCTGGAACTGGCAAGCCAAGGCGACGGGCCTCGGCTGCGCTTTGGTCGTCTGGAGAAAACACCACAGGGCGCGGCGGGTTGAGCACGCGATGCTGGGCATCGTCCAGCGCCTTGCGGCGTTGCTCGCTCATTTCGCGGTAAGCCTCGCCAATGGCCTTGGCCCCGGCCACGTCACCCCGCACCAGACGATCTGAAACCGCAATGTATGCGCCAATGGTGTCGCCCACGGTCGCAAACACAAACCCCACGTCCAGTGCCAGCACGGATGTAGCTTCAAGGGTTGTTTTGAGTGTGCTGCCCAAAAAAGTAGCCAGGCCATTGGTTTGGTTTTGCACGCCCAGCACCTCGGATGCCAGCGTGTTGAGCGTTGGTATAAGCTGCTGCGCTATTTGATTGCGAGCGCCCACCATGTTGTCTTGCAGATCCTGCACGTTTTTGGCCAGCAGCTTGGCCGACTCAACCGCTTCCGCGCTCATGACCCGACCAGTGCGCTCAGCTTCTTCGCCCAGCGTTTTCATCTCAGCCCCGCCGCTGCGCAGCAACGGGATCAGGGCAGTGGTGTCGCTGGCCATGCTCTCCATGTAAAACGACATTTCCTCTTGGCTGATCCCGGCTTTCTCCAAGCTGCTGACGTACAGCTGCAAGGCCTGCGGGCCAGACAAGTTGCGGAACGCCTCGGCGGTGATGCCCACGCGGGGCGCGATCTGCTCGAAAAAGTCTTTCATGCCACCGCCGCCGGTGGCCGCAAACTCGCCCACTTTTTCGCGGAAGTCTTTGAAGATGTCGCCCAGCTTGTCCTGCTCCAAGCCCACGGATTTGGCCCCGGCTGCAAACCGCTGAAACTCCTCCGCGCCCGCGCCTGAAATCTGCGCCAGGTTGCTGATTTCTTTGGCACTGGCAGCCGTGCTGGCCAGCATGGCTACCAGGCTACCGCCTACAACCGAAGCCGCCACGCCGATTTTGGCCCCTGCATCGGTGAAGGCCGCGCCAATGGCATCGGCGCGTTTTTTGGCAATGGCCTCGGCGCGTTTGGTGTCTGTCTCGAAACTGTTCGTGTTCATCAAAAGCTGAACGACGAGGCTGCCTACCGTTGCCATGTGTTGTCTTTCTTACTGTTTGATGCCCAAGGCACGCAGGGTGTTGATGTCGGATTGCGCGAGGTCTTCGGCCCACTCGGGCGGGTGCAGCCAGTCGAGCAGCGGCTGCATTTCGCCACCGCGCATGCTCTGCGCCACCAGGGCGGCTGGGCGGTGGTAGCGGTGCAGGTCGTCAAACGGGTGGGCGCGGAAGAAAGTCATCCAGTCTCGGAATTCGCGCTGGGTGATCTTGCGTTTGAGTTCGCCCACTGTTTGCCCCAGGGCCAGGGCGAGCACATGCCAGAAGTGCGGCTCGCCCGGCACGGCTACGGCTTTCCCGATGACTGGCCGTTGACCTCCAGCACGGCTGCAAAAATGGCGTTCAGCGGTTTGCTTTTCAGCTTGAGCGCCCGCTCATACGTCATGGCGGGCGTGCCGTCCTGGTTGCACAGGCAGGCCGCAATCAGCAGCGCCGCAGCACCGGCACGCACGTTTTCGTCATCGCTGGTGTTGTGGGCGTGAAAGCGGATGAAGTCCACCGCTGGCAGCTCTTTAAACCACAGCTTGAGCGTTTTGCCTGGGGCAACCTCGACCGGGCGCTCGTGGACTTCGGCACCGGCAAACAGAGAGTCGTCCAACTGAGTCATGGCGATCAGGCGGCCTTGAAGGTGGGCGTGACTGCGCCGCTGCGCTGCAACGTGAGCGTGCCGCGCACGACCTCGTTGGTGGCAATGTCCAGCGACACGTCGGCCACGTAGGCGGAAAAGCGGACAGTGGTGCGGGTGGTGGGCACCACGAAGGCATTGGCCGCCACGGTGGGTTCGGCGGTGCCATCGGTCAGGCCCACCAGCCAGGGGATGATTGCCCCGCTGGCTTTGAGGGCAAACAGGCTTTGCTGCGAGGCCTCGCCCGGTTTGAATGTGAAGGGCACAGACACTTGGCCGGGGTTGCTGAGGCCTGCCACATAGGCGCGGTCGGTGGTGTCATCCAGGCTGGTGACATCGATCTGGTCAGCCGCGCCGCCCAGGCCGGTGATGCCGGTTGGGCTGGTCAGGGTTTGAAAGTCGGTGGCCACCTCGGGGGTGACGGTGGGGTTGATGAACCAGAGCTTGGTTCCTTGGGTTTTGACGGACATTTTGCGGGCCTTTCAGCGGTTGTCTGTTGAGCGGGGTTATGGGGTCAGGGTGCTGAGCTGTGTGCTGTGGCGCACCAGCAGGCGGATGGTGGCGCAGGCAGATGGGGTGTCTACTGAGTCAAACTCCCACTCGATGGCGGGGTCTGAGTCGGTGTCAAACACGCCGGTAATACTCGGGGGCGCACCGGTCAGCGCGGCCCCGGCGCTGGTCAGCTGGCCATCG